AAGAATTCCTTAGATAAACAAATAAAAACAACAAAAAACCTTGCTATTAGTATGTTATCATGTTAATGATATGTTATCAACTGTTAAGCAATTTGTAATATCGGCTGACCATACCGCCATAATTTATCATAACATATGACAAAATATGACTAAGCGTGCTTTGGTTTTTATCATCTAAACCATCAAATCATTATTTAACGAAAAAAATTGATAAAAAGTATTGACAGCGATAAAAATATCAGTATAATACGCACTCATAGCCAGTTAGGCTAACCATACATGCCAGTGTGGTGAAATTGGTAGACACGACGGATTCAAAATCCGTTGCCCTTAAAAGCGTGTCGGTTCGAGTCCGACCACTGGTACCAATAAAATAAAAGACCTACAGCAAAAGTTGTAGGTCTTTTAATAGCTAAAAATAATAACCACATACTATGTTTGGCATTAAACTGTTACATTCTGATGATTTTATAAAATCGGCGTCATCGTTTGGTTGTTTTCTTGCCATCATGGACAAACAAACCAACAAAAACCATGTGTACAATCTTAGCACTCAGGTACAAAGATTTGAGCTCATTGACATCGATCAGGTGGCAAATTTGGCAAATTCGGTTCAAAATGGCGCCATCAGTGCCACTGTTGGCACGCTCTTTGTTGGGGTGGGCGTTTTGCCTGCACTGGTTGCCCTGTCTATTGGTGCTGGGCTACCCAATCGTACCAAAGACGCTTATGTTTGTCATATTGAGTTTGACGATAGCAAATCTGCCATTTTACAATTAAGCAAGCACAAATATCAGCAGTTTTTAAAACACATCGCTTAACGACCCAATCACGACCAAAACCCACCCAATGCGGTGGGTTTTTTTACTTAAAGGATGACAACATGGCACTGGCAATTAACATTGTGCTTGGAGCAAATACGGTTCATTTTAGCCGTAACATCCAAAAAGCCACCCAAAACGCCAAAAAATACTTACAAGGCTTTGCCTTACTTGCCTACATGCAAGCGGCGGATAAAGACAAATCGGTGCAGGATTTTCTCATCATTGACCCAAACCCCATGACGGACGAACAAAAAAGCCTTTACTAAGCGCTTTGTAAATGAGATTAAGCAGTCTCTAAGTCGTGGGCGAACAGACGCTTAGGAAATTTTTACCAAAAGCAGTAAGTTTAATAATGCCTTTTTGTATCTCAATTTTGGACTCTAATTCTTTGTTTATCAGCTCTATTTGTTCAGTTCGTTCATCTTTGTTTAGAACCTTGCCATCGAGTTCAACTGGTCTAGTGAGATCTTGAAGCTTGGATATATCCAGTCTTCGAAGTTTAAGCTCTTTGCCCAGTGCTGAAACTTTTTCTTGATATAAGGCTGAGTGATAAAAGGGATCATAGACTGGTTCATGTGTCAAGTGTTCGGTATATGTCACATCTATTAGCTTAAGGCGTGCAAGGTTATCAATAGATGGTGTAATCAAGTTGGGATCTAGTACTTGGCGATTGCCTAAAAATACATGTTGGTGAAGCATATGAAAGCCATAACTTGCTTCTTTGACAATATTCACAATTGGTGCATCACCGCTTTGACTTAGATATTCTAGATTTTTGGCATCCAATGGGCTAAGTGATTTGATAATCTCTACAAACGCATGATGCACCTGACCATCTTTTCTCTCATCCATGGCTGACACAATCAAATTGGCAAACATTTCGCGAATGTTCTCTTCGTTCATATGAAATCGGCTGGCTTCCAACGCTGGGCCGATAATTGCCACATTGGGGTCTTTGAGTGCATTTGCTGGTATTTTTTCAATACCGGTCTGAATGTTGTTCTGCATGGCTTGTATATTCATTGCTTGTTGAGCCTTAATGCTTTCAACTTTATAATGCCACTTGTGACCCTATACTACAAACCAAATATCTTGAAAGGTTTGCAAAGGCCCATTTAGCAAACCAACTGATGCAGCGCCACTCACAGCACCTGTGATAGCTGGTATTAAATGAAAGGTTTCTGCTGTCACGGCTATTACTCCTAAATTTTCTTCAATATGCGTTTGGCGATCTTAAATTCATCACCACCGCTCAAGACGGCTGACACTCCACACCCAGCCAATCACTTCAAACTCACCGTCAATCACTTGTTGCTTGGTGGCGACCTGCTCAGGAAATTCAGCGGCATTATCGCTGACGATACGCACGCCACCATCAGGCAGTCGATACAGACGCTTACATAAGCACAGCTCCCCAAAGCGAATTGCAAAAATGCGACCATCCTTGACTTCTTTTCGTCTTTTATCGATATAGATGGTGTCGCCATCTTGCACATAGGGCGTCATGCTGTCATCGCACGCAGTGACTGCAAAGGCATTGATGGGCATCACACCCAGATTGCTCAAGGTGCGTCTGCCCATGCGCAGCTTACGACCCTCAAGCGGTGCATCACCATTGACTGCACCATGCCCACAAGCAAAGGCAATGTCTTTATAAAAAGGGATCTCAGCTTCATCGTCATCCAATGGGGCGCCATTGTCCCATTCGGTGATAGGGGCGAGTTTATCATTATTTTTTGTCATCTCACCTTCGCCGTAATCAAGCCAAGTTATAGGTACACCAAGACATTGCGTAAGCAGTTTCATTTTGTCGTTTCTTGGCTTGGCTTGACCTTTGGAATAACGGCGTATCATTTTAGGAAATTGATCAGCCTTGGCTCGCTCACTTGGCATCACGCCTTGGGCATTGAGTAAATGGGATAAAAACAATCCGCCAAGGGGTAGATGCTTAGCTATTGAGCAAGCGACAGGCGGTAAGGTAAAAGCGGAAGACTTGCGTCCTGATATTAATTGGGAATATGTCAGAGAACAACAAAAAACCCCTAGTTATCGCTAGGGGCGGTGTCCATTTTCGGATTAACTTAAGGAAAGTTAAATGAACGAATTTATTATACCAAACTCTAATTCTGTGAGCAATGATTTTAATTATTCAAGAACAGATTTAGACGCCCAAGAGCAACAAATCGCTGAATTTATCAAAAAAGGTGGCAAAGTCATCAATCTTGACAATTCCGAACAGCCAAAGAAAAAATCAGCAAAAAAGCGTGATTTTAACAACCAAAGGATAAATAGCAAAATGCACCTTGTTTTGTGCTATCTAAAAAGGTCAGGTAAGCGTATGACTGGTACACAAATTCAAGAAAAATTCGGCATATCGGCAACAACTTTAGGTAGTCAAACAAGGCTACTGAACGCACAAGCAAGCAAACAGTACAATCAAAACAGCAACCCAAGCAGAAAATGAAACATCAGCACAGCACAGCCAAGCATCTTTATGTGTTGCCAATATTAACGAAGGCTTTTTATCACTATTAAACTGGTGCAATAGATACACAGGGGCAAAGCATCCACCGAAATTTGTTATTAGACAGCAATTTAGCCAACATGCGGTTGATATTGGCTTATTAACACAGCTATCAGGTTTAATTGACGCAGGCAAGCTGCCTAAATCTGTACTGTATGATAAAGCCCGTGAGTTTAATTTAATCAGTGGCGAGCTTAGCAATGATGAAATAGATGGCTTAATTGAACAACCGAGCATGACTTATGAAGCATTTAATCAATTTAGAAAGGTTCAAGGTTCATCTGGCAAATAAGTTTAAAACCACACTTAATGAAATTGATGAGTTTTTACAATTGGTGGTATTTCGTCATGAAATTAGTGAGCTTAACTATAAAGAATTTGAGTTATTGATTGGCGAAAGTAAGCAGAAGCTCTTGGGCTTTTTGGCAGGTTACGCCTTGGAGTTAACCCAAGATTGGCAGGAGCTATACGATTACAGCTATACGCTTGAAACCAAAATGATTGATGATGATAAGCCAGATACGCTAAACATGAATGAGCCACAATTTGATGCAGACAGCCCCATCAAGCTATCTGCTCAGGTTGGTGTAATGCTTAATCAGATTTTGGCTAAGTTTGGTGATGAACAAAGCACAAAGATAAGTAATGCCATCAGCTATGCTTATACCAACGGCTTGACCAACCAAGAGCTTATTCAGATTATCCGAGGTACACGCAAAAACCGTTACCAAGATGGGATTTTACAAATCACAACACGCCATGCCAAGACCATTGCTCATACAGGCACAGCCATTGTTGCAAATCAAGCCAAGCAGCAATTTATTCATGATAACAAAGACATCATCAAAGGCATTAAAGTCATTGCAACCTTGGATTTACGCACCAGTAGCATTTGTAGGGGTTTAGATGGGGTGTTTATGCCTTTGGACAAAGCACGATATCCGCCCTATCATTTTAATTGCCGTTCAAGTTTTGAGATTGTCTATGATGGCTATCAAACGCCCAAACAGCGAGCGAGCATGGATGGGGTGGTTAAAAACCAAAGCTATTATGAATGGCTAAAAAATCAGCCTGCCCAATATCAAGATGAAGTGCTTGGCAAAACCCGAGCGAAGTTATTTCGTGATGGTGGCATGACGGTAGAGCGGTTTAGGGCGTTACAGCTTGATAAGCATTTCACCCCCTTAACGCTTGAACAAATGAGAGCATTAGAACCCAAAGCCTTTGATAAGGCATTTGCTGCTGTGGTAAAATTAGACAATACCAAAGACAGAGTACTTGCTGTGGAAAGAACCGATTGGGGGGATTTGCCCAATGTGATGATTGCCCACACCAAAGACACTATCACAACACACAAACATTATCAAAAAGCCAAATCTGGGGAATTAAGCTCAGCATTATTTTTGGTTGATGAATATTTAACAGATGATTTTGTACTAAAATTACACCATACAATTAAAGGTTATGATAATGTACGTATTGTGCCTGTTCATGCCGAAGAACAGCTAGGGCGAAACAAAATCCCCATGGCTTATGCCTTAGCTCTATCAGAAATGCTTGGTGTGGATATGGATTTGGGTATTGTACAAGCTAAGCGTGCTTATCGCACATCATCTGATGGCGTGGGTAGACTCTTAAAACGTGTCAGTTTTGATGGTGTTGTATTAAGTGGCCATCATTATATGATTGTTGATGATGTGATTACCCAAGGTGGCACATTGGCGGATTTGCGTGGCTTTATTGAGAGCAAGGGTGGCAAAGTAATTTTAGCCAGCACCTTGAATGGTAAACCCAATTCTGCTAAACTGCCTATTACCAAAGCCACGCTTGGGCAGCTTCGCAAACAAGCAGGCAAAGAAATTGAACAATGGTGGCAGGAGCAATTTGGCTATGATTTCTCACAATTTACCGAATCAGAAGCAAGATACCTTGCAAAACAAATTCATAGATATGGCATTGACGCCATCAGAGATATACTCTTTGCGTCAAGACCTTAAAGATGCTTATAAGCAAGGCAAAGGCTTTTTTAAGGAGCGTGCTAGGCGGCTGCAGAGCACTTATACAAGCCAAGATAAAATCCTTGCGCCAAAGCAAAGTTGATGTTTATCATCAGATGATGAAAATGCCTTTGTAGTTTATTTATTCACACACAGCACCCAGTAGGGTGCTTTTTTATCATCCGCTGTTTGTAACAGCAAAATCAAAGGTAGTAACCAATGAGCGAAAAACCAACCACAGTTTTAAGTGATGACACACAAAACCAAATCACCCAAGAGCAGTACAACGAGCTACAAGCAGAAGTTGAACGATTGCGTAAACACAGCGAGACCCTTTTGGCTGAAAAAAAGCAACAAAGCGAACAGCGAAAGGCTGAGCAGGCTGAAAAAGAGCGACTTGCCGAAGAGACTGCACGCAAAAAGGGGGATTTTGAGACGCTAGAAAAGCAGTATCAAGCCAAAATCCAAGAGTTAAACGAGCAAATCGCTAAGCGTGATAAAGAGCGTGATGAGAATTTGGTCAAATCACACGCCCAAAAGCTATCAAGTCAGTTAAGCGATAACCCTGCCAACCAAGAGATTTTACAAATACTCATTGAAAAGCGTTTGTCTGCCAAAGATGGTCAGCTAAGCGTGTTAGATGACAGTGGTGCTGTATCTATCATGACCCTTGACGATTTGGCAAAACAAATGCAAAACTGTGGTAAATACGACAGCTTAATCATTGGCACAAAATCCTGTGGTACAGGTTCAAACGGTCAATCAGCTAAGCGAGCAGGTGATTACAGTGAACAAGAGCGATTAGCACTTGCCCACTCAAACCCTGCTTTATTTAATCAATTATTTTTGGAGTAATCATGGCAAAATTAAGAGAGATTTTTAATAAAAATGTCACCTTGTCTTATCAGGTTAAAGACAACTTACAGCGGTCAAAGTTTTGGCAATCAGGGGCATTTGTCTCAGATGCACGCTTACGCCCCCTGCTAAACAGCGGTTCATTAACCTTTGATGTGCCTTTTATCCACCCCATTGATGGCAACTTAGAAGCGAACTATTCCAACACCATCATGACAGATATTGCGATGCCACGCTCAATCGAAGGCAGTAAATCAAAAGGGCGTTTGGCACTGTTAAATGAGGGCTTTATTGAAAGCCGCCTTGAAAGCTATTTGCTCGGTCAATCACCGCTAAAACTTATGGCACAGATGATTGATGACTATTGGCTGACACAAGCTGAAAACCGTGCCATTGCTACCTTGTTTGGTCTTTTAAATTATGACCAATCTAATGGTAAGAAGTTATCTACTGACATATCAAAGGCAACTGCTGATGATTCATCAGGCTTTGATGTTCATGCGTTTATTGATGCTGAGGGCACGATGGATGAAATGTATCAGGGCAAAGGTTTGATGGTTGTGCATCCTTTGATTGCAACTAAGATGAGAAAACAGCGACTACTTGAGAGAGTAACCACCGCTGATGATTTAAAGCCGATTGAAACTTATAACGGTCGTACTGTTATTCAGTCTAAGCGTGCAACAGTGATCGGTACAGGCAAAAATGCAAAATATGTGTCTTATTTGTTAGGGGCTGGGGCATTTGCTGCTGATATGGTTGCAGGGCATGATGATTTGGAGCTTGAACGCACAGCGAACACAGGCAATGGCTCAGGTCATACCACGCTATGGACACGCCGTAACATGCTTATCCACCCCCAAGGGTTTAGCTTCATCGGTGAGCCTAGTACGCTAACAGGTGGCACAAAAAATGAAGCGCTGTCACCGAGTTGGACAGACTTAACCACAGCGGCAAACTGGCGATTGGACGCTGATGCTGATGCTACCCCCATTCGCTTTTTAATCACCAACCTATAAGGAGAAATTCATGTCATTACCAAAAGATAAGGTTAAGCCTGCTTTTAATTTTACCTATCCATCAGAGCGAGCGTATTTTGATGAAAGCAAAAGCACACTGGCTAACGCACAGGTAACAGACCCTGCCAAAAGTGGGGCAGACTACGGCATCAAAGACCCACAGGCCACCGAAGCACTGACAGGTACAAAGAGCGAGACCGCTAAGGTTGAATAACAGCCAAACAGCACGAACAAAAGCCCCATCTGTTTTAGGTGGGGTTTTTAGGATGAAACAATGATAACACTTGATGATTTAACAGACATTGATAAGGCTGATGAACAAACCGTGGTTATTGTCAATGCGTGGCTAAATAAGCATAAAATCAGGGCATTTGATAAGACCCCCGACCCCATCAAGCAAGCAGGTAGGTACATTGCCAAAGCGTGGCTTGATGGGGATTTGTTTGCCACACGCACCGAAGGGCAGGTCATCTCAAAGTCATCCAAAGCAGGCGATGTTTCTGTTTCAAAAACCTATGCAGATGGCGAACAAGGGCAGGCGATGAGCCAAAACGAGCAAATCGCTTTAGCACTTATTGAGCCGTATTTACAACAGCCTTTGGGAATGTTTGGCTTGCCTTTGGTTAGGGTGTGAAATGGGGTTAAAAGCTGAAATTAGTACTGAAATTGCCCAAGCCTTTGATGGCGACTTAAAAGATGTAGCCAAAGACTTCACAGGCAGGCGTGTCATCTTATCTGATGATGATTGGGCGGTTAATGATACCCAAGTACTATCTACCATCAATTACAGCGGTAGGGGCGTTTTTACAGGCTTTTACGCCCATGAGATTGATAACAAGACCATCATGCAACAAGATACCAAGCTAATTTGTTTGCAAAGTGAGCTGACAGACAGACCGCAGATGAACGATAGCATTAATCAGATGAAAGTGATGAATATCAGCCAAGACCCAGCAGGTATCTGTTATTTCATACAGCTTAGGGGGACAAATGGGGATTAAGTGGCATAAAAAAATCACGGTTGAACCCATTGCTGATAAGATTGACGCCACTTATCGCAAATTTGCCATTGACTGCTATAACAATGTCATCGCCCTAAGTCCTGTGCGTAAAGGGCGTTACAAAAATGCCCATCATATCAGCATTGGCAGTCCTAGCTATGCCGAGACAGGCGGCGGTGTTGAGCTTGTCTTAGGCATTCCAAAGCACACCTACCCACTCATCTACATTCAAAACAACTTGCCCTATGCGTTGCGACTTGAACACGGCTGGTCACAACAAGCCCCAACAGGGGTGTACGGTAATGCCTTTAACAGCGCCATCGCCAATTTGGGTTAATCAAGCTGTCTTTGATATGCACGCACAGCATCCATGATGAGCTGATTTTGGGGAATGTTTAAGCGTTTGGATAAGGATTTGATGAGTTCTATGTCATCAAGTTTTAGGGTGAATGCTTTGTTTTTTACCCCACGGCGTGCGTTGCTCTCTTTTTGAATTTGGGTTTGGGTTTTGGGGGTGCTTGTGATTTTTGGCATGGTACTTGACCTTTTTTAAAAAATGTCTTATGATAATGAGTAAGGAGTGGCTAGGCGTTTCCACCTAACCTGCCTTAGTAGCTGCAACTACCTTAGGCTTTATACCGTTAGTAAGCTGGATAGCTTAGCAACAGTATGGCGATGATGATTGCGATTTTAATGGATGCTTTCATCGTCTTACTCCTTGTTGTGATGGTAACGATGGCTACCATCTTACCAATCAAGCAGACCTTGCTTGATGTGTTGTATTATAGCCTAGCTTATTTAAAAAGTCAAGTAATTATTACGGTTTTGTATGAAATTGTTATGATTATTTGGCTTTTTTATCCCATTTTAAAAAAGGAGTTGTTATGATAAAAGCTCCATACAACCCAATCGATGTCGCCAACTATATTGTGGCTGAAGCTATTAAGAGAGAAAAGCCAGTTACTCACTTAAAACTACAAAAACTGTTGTATTATGTGGTGGCGAAGTATGCCAAAACATATAATACAATCCTTATCAACGAAGATATCGTAAAATGGCAGTATGGGCCCGTGGTCAAGTCCGTGTATCATTACTTTAAATTACATGGAGACCGTATTATCACTAAACCTATTGCTTATTTAGAATCAGCAGAAATCTTTAATCTAAAATTTACTGATGTTGATGTAAATAACGCACAATTAGGCAACGACAAAAGGCTCGTAGATACAGTAGGGCAGGTTTTAAATGATACGGATTTGCTCACCGCTTATGAATTGGTTGAGCGTACTCATAAAGAACCTGCTTGGCGTAATTTCGAGCCTGAAATCTTACAAGCAAAACAAGAATTGTCCTATTCAATGACAGAACTTAAAGTGGCAAATATATGATGATTCAGATCTCTGGCGATAATGCGTTTATTAGGGCAATCATTGAAAGATACTTACAGGTTCAAGATACCAGTCCAGACAAGCTTGACGACCTTGCAAACGAGATTGTTTGGTTGATTTTGGAAGCTTTTGACAATGAACTTAGGTCATCAGATGCTTTTAATTTGCCGTATAAGGACATTACCGATAGTGTGTTTGATAGCGAAAAGCGATTGCTTACAGGCAGTCTAACCACTTTTGGTGAGAATATGGAAACAGCGATCCATCATAGTTTTGATAAAGATAAACCAAATAAGCATCATGAAAAAAAAGAAAAGTATGTAAAGAGATTTATGTATATACATGGTAAAATCGTCGAACATATTTTGCTTGCCCAAGTGCAAAAAGAATTCATACAAGATTCGGTTAGACAGGCTCAAGAAACTGCCAAAAAAGCTGAGGCTGCAGCAGAATCTGCAGAAGAAATCGCCAAAATTGCAAAAAACAATGCTGATAAAGCTAAAAAAACCTACAATACAATGTTTGCCAATTATGTGACGATATTGGGGATATTTACCGCCATCATCGTTACCATTTTTGGTGGACTAAATGTCGTCGATACGGTGATAAGCTATGGCAATACCCATTTTAGCACCATTATTTTTCTGGCTGCATTGGTGTTAATGTGCGTTGTGTGCCTGCTGTACTTTTTGGCAAAAATCATCCTAAAACTAAATGGCAAAGATGATGACAATCAAAGATTTACATTAGAATGTTTGTTTGGGGCGATATTTATCACCTGCATAGGTTTGATTGTCTTTGCTTGGTGTGTCAGTCCAACTAAGATAACGCCAGAGCTAGACAAGACAACAGATAAAATAGAACAAAAATCCGACTAAAATTGGTTTTTTATATTTAAAACAAACCGCTTATCATCAGATAGGCGGTTTTTTATTGGATAAAACATGAACAGTTTTCACATTGAACAAACGCTACTGACGCATATCAAAGCTTGGGAGCATTTTGATGATGTCCCCTTAGCCAAAGAAAACCGAAACTTTAAACCCCCTGATGGCATTTGGGGCAGGGTTACAATTTTGGGTGGTGTCAATCAAGTACGCAGTATTAGCAATACGCCTAATATCCTGCAACAAGGCACGCTGGTGATACAGCTGTTTTGCCCACAGGATTTAGGCACGGTGGCGATTAAGCAAAAGGCGGATAGCCTAGCTAATCATTTACAAACAAGGCGGTTTGGTAGGCTTGAACTGTTAGCCCCCAGCATCATCAATGCAGGATTTCATGATTACTACCAAATTAATGTAAGCGTAGCGTGGAGATACTACTAATGCCAAAAAACCGACACCGACGGCTATTACAGCTGTATGGTGAAATTAATGAACTTGGGGCAATATTAGACGCCCCAAAACCCAAAGATATTCACCCACATGAGTGGATATTAATGAAAGACCAACTTTATTATATGCGTCAGTATTACCGAGTGTTAAAACAACGAACTGATGATACGGAGAATTGATTTATGTCTAGTGGAGCATTTGTTAAAACGGCGTATGCCAAACAAACAGGCGAAACCCTGCCTAAAACTGGCTGGAAAACCCTACCAAATATCAGCAATGGGCTAACCGTTGCCACAGAGCTTACAAACAGTGAAATGCTGTCAGGCTCACGCATGGCAAAAGCGGGCATGGTAACATCAGCAAGTGTACAAGGCGATATTGAGACCGAGCTTATGTTTGGGGCGTATGATGAATTAATTGCTGCTGCTTTTTGGAGTGAATGGTCAGCAGGTGCTAGCCCTAATACGCTAAGCGTTGGTGCAACAAAACATCAGTTTGCTATAGCCAAGGATTTTAGCGATATTAATGTTAACCATGTCTTTACAGGATGCGTTGTATCAAGCTTTGGTCTGACGATTGATACTTCAAGCTTGATCAAGCTAAAGTTTGGCATGACAGGCTTAGGCTATCAAGAAAGCAAAACCACATCATTTGCTAAAACACCGACCAAAACACCTGATACAGCAAAGGCAAGCGGCTTATCTATCGGTGAGATCAAAGTAGATGGCACAAAACTTGATGTGTGTGTTGAAAGCTTTAGTTTTGAGCTTGATAACCAAACAGAAGTACAAAAGTGCTTGGGCGATAATATCTATGGTGGTAATATCTTAGCCATGCTTACCAACATTACAGGCTCTATGACGATTGCTTATAGCCAAAAAGCCCATGAGATGATTAGTAACCAAATGACAGGGGCAACGCTAAGCCTTGAGTTGCCGATTAAGTTTGGTAATAGTAAGTATGTGATTAAAATACCCAAATTTCAGGTATCAGGTGAAATTCCAAGCCCATCAGGCACAGATTTGGTTACCGTGGATTTGTCTTATACGGTGGTTGATGAAAGTCCAGTGATTGAAAGGCATACCGCTTAACTGATGATAAAACAAACCCTAGCTACTGCAAATAGCTAGGGTTTTTATTAACCCCTTTTAACGCACAAAAGGAATTAACTTGTGGAATATATTACCATAATTGTGGATTTTATGAAATATTTAATTGAAAAACACGGCTTATTTGTCATTTGGCTGATGGTGGCAAGTCTGATTACGCTTTATAAGCTGGATATGATTTTAACCGCCGTTCATTTGTTTTTTAATTAAGATGGGCAATATTATCCATACGATTCGATAAACTTTAAGGAAAAAAATAACATGGCATTTGATTTAACACTCTTAAAAAAAGACGCTAAGATTAATGCTAAGCGTGAGATTGAATTTGATGGGCTTGAATTGACGCTTGAAATTCAAGCAAGCGAAGCATTTAAACGAGCCGCCGCTGAGGTACAAAAGATAGCAAACACGCCCAAAAAGGTAACCAAAGACAGCTTAAAGCGTGGCAATCAAGATGAAATTGGCGAGTACGAAGCCATGCTATTTATCTTAGGTGAGTACTGTATCAGTCAATGGAATGTTACCGCTGATGGTGAGCCATTAGCCATCAATGGCGATAACTTTTTAATTCTGCTTGACCAAGGTTTTGAAAAAGACAAATTAACACAGTTTATTACCTTGCTATTTGAAACTTATGCCAGCCTTAGCCAAGAATTTGAAGACAATAAGGCAAAACTGGTAAAAAAGTCCACGACTGCTACCAATGGGAAAAAATCAGGGTAACACTTACCCCAAACCGTATTGAGAGCTATCAGCGGTTGGGGATTGATTTACCCACGCCTGCCGTCAGCGATGTATATGTTGACAATATCTTTATGGTTTTTGCCCTAGCAAACCGAGCAAGGCGATACACCCAAGGCATCGCTTTGCCGTTGTCTGTGCGTGATGTTTGTGATGTTTGTGAGCATTATCAAAACTTATTGCCCAGGGCGTGGCTGTTTGAGCTTATTTTTATGCTTGATGATTTATGGCTTGATGAGTATAACAAAAGCTCTAAGAAAACTTAGGGCTTTATTTCAAAAAAATATCTTAACAAACAAGAAAAAATGTTGTAAAGTTATAACTCCGATTAACCGAAAGGAGAGTTAGCATGAAAAATCTTTTAATTGCAGGTGTAGTGGGTTTGTCTTTGGTTGGTTGTGCCACTACGAGCACCACATATACGCCAAGCCGAAAACAGATTAGCGAACCACCGATTGGCAGTACCAATACTGCAAGTTTGGGTGATAAATTGCTACTGCAAGGCGTTATGACCGAGCGTGAAGCATTGTATTTCCCAACCGCCCAAAAATTCACTTTGGGTAGTACTATTGGTTCAGGTTATTATGCTAAGCAAAGAGAAACTGCTGAATATGAGTTCTTTAGTAATGGCACTAACGAGACTGGTGGTGGAACATTCAGAGATGTTATCGGCATGGAAATGCCTTTTGGTATAGCCCTTAGAAAATCCGATAATGCTATCTGTGTTACCAGTATGATAGGTGGGGCAGGTGGTTGTCGTGATGGCTTGCAATTTGAAAAGAGAAATTGGACGGTAGCAGGTAGCAACAGTTTTCAGCAAACTTTATTATATAACGGTAAAGTGGGGAATAAAATTAATATTGCCTACCGTGAGTTCAGTAGCGATTTAGCGCGCCCTGCATTTAATAATGATGTTGAGTATGACCTATCCGAATCAAATCAGATTGGTTATAAAGGTGCGCTGCTTGAAGTTATTGAAGCGAACAACCAGATGATTAAGTACAAGGTTATTAAGAATTTCAATTAGTAAAAAAATCCCCACTTGACACGGTGGGGATTTTGTTTTAGAGTATGTTCAGAGCCTCGAAAACTCTATGTAAGCGTTATCCACAAGCGTTATCTGTGGTATTTTTATGTCTAAAAGACAACTCTTTGCATACCCCTAAGTTAATCCGAATTTTAGCGATTATGCCGAGAGGGTGGCGGTCATACAATACCTTTATGGAAAAGCCGTCCGCCGTGCTTACAGCGGTTTCGAGCCTCTTGGCACCCTATTTATAGGGTAACTTTAATCGAAAAAATGTAAGGAGACATTCCGTGTCTAATCAACTAAGCACTATTAGCTTTCACGGTCAAACTTTACTAACAACCATTCAAGATGATGTGGTCTATACCGCACTTAAACCAATTTGTGAAAATATTGGTTTATCTTGGAATGCCCAATTTGAGCGTATCAAGCGTGATGAGGTGCTTTCCGAAGGCATTCGTATGATACGAACACCTACAAAAGGCGGTTTTCAAGATGTGGTTTGCTTGCCATTGACATTATTAAATGGTTGGTTATTTGGTGTAGATACAAACCGTGTCAAAGCTGAAATCAAAGAAACGCTCATCACTTACAAAAAAGAGTGCTATCAAGCGTTATTTGACTATTGGCATGATGGCGTAGCGATCAATCCACGAGCAACCAAAGATGAACGCAAACCACTGGTACAAGCGGTAAATATGCTCGTTACCGAGACAGGGGCGATTTATAGCAATGTGTGGAAAATGATACACCAACGCTTTGATGTGGGCTGTGTTGATGAGCTGACAGGTGAGCAGGTATATCAAGCGGTTGAGTATGTGCATGGCTTGATATTACAACACGGTAAAAAGCCTGTGGATGATGTCCTGCTTTATAAAGTGCTTGTAGACAGTGCTGTTTACCTAAGAGATTATGCAGTACTCATTAAGCAGATGCGTGATATCAGATTCTTTGATGAGAATATGGGTAAAAATATGTATAACTTCGTCGCAGATAACATTAATGACATTGTAAAGCTTACCCATGATATGAAACTGACCAATAAAAACGGCAGACCGATGTTTGAGAAAAATCGCATTAATTATTATGGTGGCGCTACCTTGATTTATCGTTAAGAATTAAACAAGTTTTAAAACCCTGCTCATCAGATGGTGAGTGGGGTATTGGTATTTGTTATTGATAAGTAAAACAAATTGTTCAAACCATATCATGCTTGCTATAATATAATTTCAGCGATACTTTTAGTATTGTTATCATCAAGGAGATGGGTGTATGCAAGATAATGCTAAAAAATCAGATGCAACTCACCACTCTGCTCAACTTTTGCGTGATATGTTTAGTTGCCTAAACCAAGCAATGAGCAGGGAAACCGAGAAATTTCACCAAGAGCAAAAAAAGGTAAAAGAGGAGATTAACCGTGGCGCAAGAATTACCAACCACAGAATCTCTCTTTGATTTTTTATATCTTGACAGCATTAAAATTCGCTCGTTTTATGCGCAGCTGACAGGGTTTGGCTCGTTGGCTAGCATTAAGGCAAATAACGCACTTAATAGCAGCTTAGCGAGCGAGGGTGCTTTTGGCGTAAATGCTATGGCAAAGATTGACGCTAAGGTGAACTATGCTACAGGTGAAAATCAATCTAGCGAAAAGACTTATGATGCGACACCAACATTACCTAGGGAAATGATTGATAAGCTAGACGAGTTAGGATTTATCAGTCGAGAACTTGGTGAGAATTCAGCAGGTAATTTGGTGTTATTAAACGGTGTGCTAAGCATTACAGATATAGAAACACTGCAAAATCTACTTGAGCCAACAATGCACTTTGCAACCGAAGAAGAATACAGGCAATTGTATGGTGATAGAAAAAGGCAGGCGGTAAAGAAAAAGCTTGAGGAAAACAAGCCAGTGGTTCAATTAATTAAGGCTATTCCATATGCACTTGAAGCTAGACTAAAAGTCGGTGGAGACATGGTATGGATGACCTTAAATCGTGGAGAAATGGTCGGCAATCCACACGATATCAACCTAAAGCATGGTAAGGTGTTATTTGGGGAATATTATGTTTTGGGAGTGTTAGACGCCATCCCAAATGATGATATGAATATAGATATGACAACTGGTAGCTTTGGTGATGTAATCTTGGAATTGTCTCAGTCGCTCAAAGAAACAATGGGTAGGAATACAAGCAGTTATGGCATCACCCCGATTGCTATCTTTAGAGTAATCCGCACCAATCAACAAGCTAAATAGCACTATATAACTTAAAAAACCAACCGTCCTTTATGGGCGGTTTTTTATTGGGTGAATTTATGTCAAATACACATCGTTTAGATATACAGATCAATACTGGAGATACCGAGCAGCGTTTGGCACGCCTAAAAAAATCATTTGATAATTTTGACGGTGCAGAAAAAAGCCTTGCCAAGGCGCTTGACGGTCTTAATATCTCAAAAGATATCAAGCAATTGATTAATGTCATCAATAAGCTTGGTTCTATTAGCAACAAGGCAGGCGGCAATTCAAAATTATTACAGCAGCAAATCAATCAGACGGCGAAGCGCTCAAATGAGCTAGAACGAGCATTAAAGCGCTCTAATACAGAAATTGACAGACTGGGTAGAGCATTTCAAAAAAGCCAACAAGATGCGTCAAAAATGGCTAATGCGCTTGCCAAGGCAAATGCCAAAATTGATGAGCTGACCAAAAAATCAAAGCAGGCTAAAAATGCAACTGATAGCGCTTCTAGTTCAATCGAAGGTTTGAAAAAAACCTTAGATAGAATTAAGGGGGTAATGGGGGCATCCATATTTGGCTTAGGAATCATGGAAGTTCTGCAAACTGCTGACGCGATGAAGACGCTTGATACGCAAATTAAGCTTGTGACAAACTCAGAAAAGCAGTATTTGGCGGTCAAGTCTGAAATTAGCCAAATTGCCAACAGAACACGACAAGACATTGCTTCTACCATTGATGCTTACACAAATAATGCCAGAAGTTTAAGCCAGCTTGGCAAAACCCAAGCAGAAGTATTGAAATTTACAGAAAATATTTCAATGGCAATGGCTGTGGGCGGTAAATCTGCAATGGAGCAGTCAGCGGCATTGTTACAGTTAGGGCAAGCCATGCAGTCTGGCGTATTGCAAGGTGATGAATTCAGAAGTATCGCCGAGAATGCACCAATCTTACTGGATTTAATTGCCAAAAACCTAGGTAAATCACGCACTGAGGTTAAGAAACTTGCCAGTGATGGCAAAATTACTTCAGAAGTTATCTACCAATCCTTGGCTGGCGCAACTGATGAGCTGAAAGAAAAATTTAAATCCATGCCAGTAACGATGAGTCAGGCGATGACTGTCCTTAAAAATCGTTATACCGAAGCTGTGGATAAAATGATTAATGCCTCTGGTGGCATTGGGGAGCAGCTTGCAAAGGGCATCTTATGGGCGAGTGATAATTTTAGCAGCTTATCAAGCACACTGGTGGGGTTGACTGCGATATTTGGCGTCTATATGGCGGTGAATACCAAGTTTGTCGCGGTTACACTACCTGCTTTGGTATCAAGTACGGTTGCTAGTGTTGGCGCTTTTCATGCTCAATCTTTGGCGATGAATGCCAATATTGCCAGCGCACTAACCTTGGCAAGCGCCAAGACAAAATTAAATGGTGCTTTGGCTGCCACTGTAGGCGCAGCAGGTAGCGCCTCTAAGTTTCTGATCACAAAAACAAAATCCGTTGGCGCAGCATCTTTGGCAACAGCGAAATATGGCATAGAATTGGTTAAAACTAATGGCCTGATTGGTGCTATGGGCGTAGCTGCTAGAAATACGGCAGGTATTGTGGCAACAAAAGCGAAAGCGGTTGGTGCATCAACAGTGGTAACTGGCGCGCTGTCAGGTGCTGTTAAGGGTCTGTCAGGTGTTGTCATGACACTTGGCCGCTCGCTTTTAGCTTTAGCAAGCACCCTATTGGCGCATCCAATTATTACATTGGCAGCAGTCATTAGCGGTATTATTGTAGCCACGATGGGTCTTGAAAATGCGATGGAAAATTTTGGCGACACGGTTCATGTTGTCGGCATGATCATATCGGATTTTGTCAAATGGGCGGTAGATGGCTTAAGCAAGCAAATGACCAAAGCCATCGACTTTATGGCTAAGTTCTTTGGTGATCGCTCAAAGGATGGTGCAAATAACGCCTCCAAATCATTCGCGGATTTTTTCGGCAAAACTGAGCAAGGTTTTCTTGGTGTTGTACAGGTTATCGCTGGCGCATTTGACAATATTTATACCGTTGTACGCGCTTCGGTTGATTATGTCGGTGTTCAAGTTGATAACTTGTTAATCAAAGCCAAGAATGCCAAAAACAAGCTGCTACCCGAAGCATTGGGCGGTGGTGGTGTAATAATGCCTGAAAATAATGCGTCATTTGAGAGCTTTTTATCATTATATCGTGGTGGTGCCGGTGCGCTTGCTTATGTTAATAGCAAAATTGCAATTAGAAGATCCGATAAGCAAAATAGCGTCTCAGGTGATTACCTGACAGGTGGTGGTTTTACGCCTAGCGCTACTACACCAGCAAATAGCCAAAAAAAGAAACAAGCCCAAGAAGAGGGGTTAAGCACACAAAATGGGCGGATGTTCATGGTGTATACTGCTGCTAAAAGCGCAGGATTTAGTGATGAGCAGGCTAGGCAGCTAACGGCGCAAGTGGGTCGTGAAAATGACTATCGAACAGAGCACTTGTTTGGCGCGCACAGAGATGCTAATAATGGTTTGAAGAATATTGGCATGATCAGTTGGCAAGGTGATCGAGCGAAAAAACTATGGCGAGAGCTTGAGCAACAAGGTTTTATCAAAAAAGGTAAGATTGTCCAAACCCAAGAAGCGCTGAATTATCAAGCTAAGTTTCTTGCGCGAGAAATGGCAAATGATCCTGAATATGCCCGCACCCGTCACGATTTTATGCAGAATCCAAACCCTGAGTACAATGTGGGTATGGGGGCATTAAATGATAACTTTATTCGATGGGATTCGGCTGGTAAAAATGCTGTGCCACGCCATGAAAAGCAAAAAAACTACTATGAGCAAATCAGCAATCTAACCAAAAACTTCGTAGAAGAAACTCAAAATCAAGCAGAGCTGCTTGAGCAAGCCAATGATTTTTTACTTCAATTTTCATCAATGCAAAATCGCTTGATGAAAGAGCGAGATAGGATGATCAAGGAGGCGCAAAAATATCTAGGTGTGTCATCTGAAGATCAGGTCAATGCCATGATCAATTTTGCCAATGATCGCTATGAAAAACAGGTGCAGCTATTAAGACTTGAAACTGATTATGAGATCAATGCTCATCGCTTAAGCGCGCAAGAGCGTATGGCTTTAGAGTATGAGATATATGATTTAAAAATCACCCTCAATCAAGATTACACTGCAGCCGATAAAAGCTTGATGCGAGAATCTGCCAAAGAAAAGTATCAAGCAGAATATGCGCTATTTCTAGAAAATGAGCAAAGAAAACGCGAGGAGTGGGAAAAAACCATCAAAAATCACGGTTTGGATTACATCAGACAAGCAGAGCTTCAAAAAGCTGGCTATACAAGCATAGCACAGCAAAAAACGCTCGAGATGCAATTCAGACATAGTGACGCCAGAAATGACTTAAATGAGCAATACAAAACCCTGCTCCAAGACAGTGTTGGCGCAAAAGATGACAATGGTAATTTCTTACTTTCTGAAAGCGAAAGGCTTCAAAAAATCGAAGAATTAAGACAGAAACACCTTGATGCGCTAAAGGCAATGGAAGAGGTTCATGCTGAAGAAATGAAGCAGCTTGAGTCTGAACACCTTAGCCATAAGTTGCAAACCTATGGTGCTGTTGCAAGTGGTTTTGCGAATTTGTTCAAAGGCATGGTTGGTGAGCAGTCCAAAGCCTACCGTGTGATGTTCGCTGCGTCAAAAGCCTATGCCTTGGCGGATGTGGGCGTTAAAATGGGTAAGGCGGTTGCTGATGCTTGGGCAGACCCATCAGCGGTGACAATTTGGCAGAAACTTGCCAATGTCGCCAAAGTGTCTTTGGAACAGGGGCATGTGTTAAGCATGATTAACGCCATTAGCCCCAAAGGGTTTGCCACAGGGGGCTACACAGGCAACATGGGGATAAATCAGGTGGCAGGGGTGGTACATGGTCAAGAATATGTACTAAATGCTAAAGCTACAAAGCGTATCGGCGTTAGCAATCTTGAACGGCTAAACCGTGGTGATGGCATTGGCGGTCATGTCAATAATATCAGCGTCAATGTCACAGTCAATAGCGATGGCAGTAGTGTACAGGCAGATACCCAAATGGGTAAAACCATGGGCGAAGCCATGGCAAAAATCGCTCGGCAAGTCGTGATACAAGAGAGCAAACAAAACGGACATCTTGACAGGCTATACCGCAGATAAGCAAAAACCCAACTGTTTGCACCAGTTGGGTTTTTTATTACCCCTTTAAACAGTACTTAAAAGGATAATTTATGGGTGATTTTATCACATTTTTAACCTATATTGAAAGTGAGAAATTAAATTTGAGAGAAAAGACAATGAAAACTTTTAATTGGGACATATCGGCAGACAGTAGCGAAACAACCGCCTTAAATACCACCATAACCGCCTTTGGTGATGACTACGAGCAGGCGGTAAGTTTTGGCATTAACAACAGCCGTAAATCATGGCAGTGTTCAAAAACCGACACAAAAGCTGTCATTGATGAGATTTACCGCTTTTTAATTGACACAAAAGGCGTTGAGCCTTTTAACTTTAAGCCTTTAACCGATGAACCAAGTATCAAAGTCCGCCTAGATGGTGAGATATCACGCCAAAAGACGGGGGGCGATGTTTGGCAAATTGGGTTTACTTTAAAGCAGGTTTTTTAACCCAAACCGCCCATCTGATGAGCGGTTTTTTAACTCGCCGACATTAATGTCGGTGACATACCCACAGCCCTTGTAAATCAAGGGCTTTTTTAGGAGCAAAAAAATGAGTGAAACAACTCTAACCGAAGTATCACGCACCGAGGCACAGGTATTACAGAGCTTTATCGCACAGGTGGACTTTTGGAAAAACCAACATGGCGATAAAGCTGCCACCATTGAAGTCATCTACTACCCTGAGGATGACGGCTTTGAGGTGGCGAACGGTGAGCCTAACAACGGCGTGCTAAAACGCAATCGCACCACGGCGTTTCGTGCTGACCTTTTAGCGTGGGCGTCCAATCAACTGCGTCAGCTACAAGGCTGGGACAACAGCCAAACGGTAACCGAGTTTAGCCTATCTTATAAAAATGACCGATATGGGGTGCGTGCTGCCCTTGCTAGTGAAACCACAGACAAGGCAGATGATGGGGCTGAGCAAACACAGTAAGCAAGTTAAGTAAATTAGCTTAAGATTTGTGTTAGTAATCTGCCAAACTGGTAAGTTTAACTTACTAGTTAAACTGGGAAGTAATAGCCTAAGTGCTTAGCGTTATGCAGGCACTTGGGCGGATTAATCAAATGAGATTGCCATGAGTTTTAACACAGACATACAACAAACCACCGTACAAGGCTTTATTACCTTGTACGAATTAGACGCACGAAAATTGGGCGGTGAGATTTACCGCTTTCATGGGCATAACGATGGGGTGATTAGATGGCAGGGGCAGGATTTTCATCCCATCGCCATCAAGGCAGACGGCCTTGAAATGCGTTCAGATGGCAGGGCAAGCACGCCTAAGCTTAGCATTGGCGATAAGATTAATGGCATACAAGGGGCGGTATCAGCCCTTTGCCGATTGTATGATGATTTTGCAAGGGCTAAGCTTACTGTAACGCATACCCTGCAGGCGTATCTTGACAGCCATGATGCCCAAAATTACCGCCAGCAAGAATGGTACATAGAACAAAAGGTGAGCGAAAACCCAAGCCTTGGCATTGTAGAATTTGAGCTATCAAACCCTGTGGACTTTGAAGGGCAAAAAATCCCTGTGCGTCAAATCACCACCTATTGTAATGAAGCAGTCTGTGGTCGTTATCGTGGCGAAGTGTGTGGTTATACAGGTACAGCACGATTTACCCATGATGGCAAGCCAACCGATGACCCTACTTTGGACAGATGTAGCGGTTTATTAGCCCACTGTAAGTTAAGGGACAATGAAGGCAGTTTTTGTGGTTTTCCTGCCGCTGGTTTGGTTTAGTCAAGCGTTTTGGCATACTCAACCAAAGCGATTTTGATTGCCATTGCCTTAGAGCAATCCTTATGAGCCATAATCTGATTTAAGGCATCTAAAACATGAGGCTCAGTATGGCTAATGACAAGTCCGATGCGTGCCAGTGACTTATCAAAATAGTTAGCGGTTGCTTTTTTGCGTGCTTGCGGGCTTGCTTTATCTGCCATAAAAAATCCTTGATTTTTATAAAAATGGTGCTATGATAATGGGTAAGGAGTGGCTAGGCGTTTCCACCTAACCTGCCTTAGTAGCTGCAACTACCTTAGGCTTTTACTGTTAGTAAGCTGGATAGCTTAGCAACAGCAGGGCAATGATGATTGTGATTCTTAGCATTGCCTTTCCTCCTTATGTTACCGCTAGGCTTGTCCTAGCCCAATCAACACCCCTTGTGTTGATGAAATGTATTGTATTACAATATACAAATAAAGTCAATTAATTTCTGCGTTTTTTCGCAAAATTATTTGGCTTTTTTATTTTATAAGCCTTTGAATTATAAACAAATATTCAGCCGTCCAAGTACAACTTGGGCGGTTTTTTATTGGATAAACCATGCGACTAACCAAAACCATTAAAGAAGCTATCCACGCCCACGCCAAAATCTGCTATCCTGCTGAATGCTGTGGGCTTATCATAGATGGGCAGTATTACCCCTGTGATAATGTTACCCCAAATCCTACCGAGCATTTTGAGATAGACCCCATTGACATGTTTGAGATGGGGGAAAAGGGTCAAATACAAGCGATTGTCCATAGCCACCCTGACGGCAATGCTGAGCCGTCCGAAGTGGATAGGGTGCAGATGGGCATACATGGGATAGATTGGGTGATTTGTGCTTTTGGTTACCACGCTGATGGCAAAGAGTACTTTGATGTCAAACGCCATAAGCCCAAAGCGTATCAAGCCCCATTATTAGGGCGTGAGTATCATCATGGCGTGCAAGACTGTTATAGCTTGGTGCGTGATTATTACAGCCGTGAGCTTGATATTGATTTGCCTGACTTTCACCGCAGAGATGGCTGGTGGGAGGATGAGAACCATGAACCCTTATACGAGAAAAACTTTGCCAAAGCAGGTTTTATCAAGATGCAAGATGAAACCGACTTACAAAAGCACGATGTGATTTTGTGCCGTGTTGGGCGGACGCATCATGTCAATCATGCTTTGATTTATGTGGGTGATGGCAAGTTAAAAAGCGAAACCACGCCTGATTGTGTGGGTAATGCCCTAATTTTGCACCACCCCCATGGCAGTCTTAGCGTGCGTGAGATTTATGGCAAGGGGTGGGCAGATAGGACGGCAATGGTGGTGCGTCATCAGGCATTAAGTCAAACCAACTTGTAA